CAGGTGTTCTGGGCAGTTTGCTTACAAGCCGTACTGTTTTGATGGCTATGTGCGCTGAACTCGGTCTTCGCATGTAATGTAGTTTTTAATCTTGTTGGACAATGGCAAACAATAATTTGCAAGGAGTATTGACTGGAGAAGTCGTGAGCGTTGACGATCCTACTTTCTCCGGAAGAATAAAAGTAAGGATAAAGGGCGTCAATGACGCCATCGAAGTAGAGAATCTGCCTTGGTGTACATTTGGCGGAAGCAGTGTGTTTTCCGGTGACGGCGGCGGTAGCATTTCCATTCCGAGAGTCGGGACGAAGGTGCGTGTCAAGTTCAAGAAAGACGATCCTAACTCGATGGAGTGGGTCGGGACGAACCGAATCGACAGGGACCTTGCTGCAGAACTTGCGCAGGACTATGAAGGAAGCCATGCTATTTTGTATGATTCTGCAAGCGATTTGTCGATTCTGTATATGAACAGTACCGGTTTGAGAATCTATTATAAAGGCTCGTTTATACAGATTAGCCCGGATAATAATATCACGTTGCATTACGGAGAAGGCAACCAGGGCGTCCAGATTCAGTTGAGCGAAGGAAAGATTGACATTCAGGCAAATTCCCAAATCAACATAACAAGTGACAATACAGTCAAGGTGGAGTCGAATACGATTGTGCTGAACGGCCAGCAGCAAGTCCAGATTAAGGGCGATGATGCGAACCGTGGGGATTGCGCGGTGAACGGACGTGAACTGATGAAGTGCTTGATGACTCTTGCACGGCAGATTGACTTGAAGATTCCTGCAAGCGCAGGGGTTGCAAGCAATATAGTTACAGCAGCAAGGGCAAGTATTTTGAACGAGCAAATACAATATATTTAAACTTTTTGCTCATTGTGTTGTATACTTGTTATAGTTTTATAAGTCATTTTAGTTTTTCATTTTTAAGATAAGAAAGAAACATGAGTTATTTGTTTACTTCCGAGAGCGTCTCTCAGGGACATCCGGATAAGGTTGCAGACCAGATTAGCGATGCTATCGTTGATAATTTTTTGGCTTTCGACCCGAAGAGCCATTGTGCGATAGAGAGTGTTAATACGACTGGTCAAGTCTATGTTTTCGGTGAAGCGAAGTCGGATGCGTATATTGATATTCCGGCTGTTGTCAGGGACACTGTCAAAAGAATCGGCTATACGAAGTCATATGATTCGTTTGACTACAACTGCGGTGTTATTTGCGGTGTCCATGAACAGAGTTCTGATATTGACATGGGTGTCAGTCGTGATTCTGCGGAAGAGCAAGGTGCTGGCGACCAGGGAATCATGTTCGGATATGCAACGAATGAAACCGAGAACTATATGCCGGTTACTTTGTATCTTGCGCATAAGATTGTAAAGGAACTTGCGGTTATTCGTGAAGACAATGAGAAACATTGTGATGATGTTGACGTAGATAAGCCGGTTATGTGGTATATCAGGCCGGATGCGAAGTCGCAGGTTACTGTCGAGTTTGACGATGAGACGAATAGACCTATCCGAATCAAGACGATTGTTGTCAGCACATCGCATGTCGAGTTTGACGAAGATGAGGCAATGCTGAAGAAGATTCGCGAAGATGTTGTCAATGTTCTGATTCCGCGCGTCATTGCAAAGTGTTCGGAAGATGTTCAGAAGTTGTTCACTGATGAAATCGAGTATTTTGTGAATCCTACCGGAAAGTTCACGATTTACGGTCCGAACTCTGATGGCGGATTGACAGGAAGAAAGATTATCGTTGATACATATGGCGGTGTTGCTCCGCACGGAGGCGGTGCTTTTTCTTCAAAGAGTGCCGACAAAGTCGATAGAAGTGCTGCATATATGACAAGATATATTGCGAAGAATGCTGTTGCCGCAGGTATTGCAGACAAGATGCTTATCCAGATTTCGTATGCTATCGGCGTAGCGAAACCTATTAACTTCTATGTGAATACATATGGGACATCGCATGTCGATATGAGCGATTCCGAGATTGCAAAGAAACTTGATTCTTTGTTTGACTGCAGACCGTATCATATTATCAAGAATTTGAGGCTGGACAAGCCGATTTATTTCGAGACTGCGGCTTATGGTCATTTCGGCAGGGACTATGAAGTAGTGCATAAGAGATTCGAGAACAAATACACTGAACCTGTCGAGATGGATGTTGAACTTTTTACTTGGGAAAAACTTGACCAAGTCGATATGCTGAAGAAAGAATTCTTCGGTCATTGATTCATTGTTACTTTTTTATTTTTTGGTTGGAGAGTCGCTGGTTATTGTTTGCTGGCGGCTCTTTTTGGTTTTTGAAAAATAAATATCTTATAGAAAAATTTTGTTCCCTTTTATGAGCGATGTGTTGTTTCCGTTTGTGAATGAAAGCCTATTGGATGATGTGACAGAAGATGAAGTTGAAGATTCTGATTATGTCAGTGATGATGAATTGATGGATTTTAGTAAATACACATATGTGTTTGAGATTCAAATAAATGGAATCAATCCATCTCGTGCGCGTGACGCTTTTGAGAAGAATATGGAGAGATATAGCAAATTCACAAGCATTCTCACAAAAGAATTAAACAATTTTGTCGATATTTACGAAGTTAGTGATTTTATATATGAAGAGGTAGAAGTTGGTGGAAACTACTATTCAATAAACAAAATAAACAAAAAGGAAAACAGAACCATTCATAGATATAAAAACGTGAATGTTTATTCGAGTGATGTTTATTTTGCCGGATGCAAACGGGGTGATTTTTCAAGTCAGGGCGATCCGAACAGATTGTACGGATTTGCATATGAACAGATAATTATGTTAAAGTTCGGCATCATGAAGGACCATTCTTTCACGAACATTCCGTCATTCTTTAGATTCTTTTCGAAACTATTCATTATACTTAATGAATCTGCAAAGAAGATATGGCCGAAGTCATTCGTGTCAGAATTCAAAGAAATAAATGTATTTGATATTTTATTTTACCATAAAGATATTGAGAATTTTATCAACAGGAATAATGCGATTTTGAATAAGTCGATAAAGTTGCTTAAGAAAATCACTGGAAAAAATCTAAAGAATAACCTTATTTCATACTTCAGTTATTACAACAGGAAGCCGATTAACGACAATTTGGTAAAATATTTCAACAAGATGAAACTTTCTGGAAAGGATTTTGATTATGCTATAGATACAGAAGAACATTTGATGAAGATTCAGATGGGAAACATTGTGAATACAACATATACATTTGACATCGAGCAGATTAAGAAACTGACAGAAGAAACATTATATAAAGAAACTGGCGTACATGGTTACAAACTTAAGTTACACGGGTTTGCTTATTTGAAATTCTATTTGAAATCATTGCAAGAATTTAAAGACATTGTTGATATTTTCGGTGATGATTGTAGTTCGATAACAATAGTTGTTGATGATGATTTCTTTGAAAATTTGAGTTCAAAAAAAGTTATTAAGAGTGGACTTACTTTGCATGGAAGAGAATACAAAGTTATTAACGGAGCAGATGATATAGGTATTTATGGAAATTTGAGAATCAGAGTGAAGAAAGATGATTATAGTTATAACAAATATTATTTAGAAGGCTACGGCACAAAAATTTCTGTGAATTATCCAAGATTTGCATATGAATTTATTGATGAAAATAATCAGAAGAAAGCAAAAGAGGCTCGTGTCAGTTTCTGCTCGCCACAATTCTGATTTTTTGTCAAACTGGATGAAGAAGGAAATGCTTGCTTGGAAGTTTGCATTTCTTTTTATTTTTTTTTAGGATTTGAATTTAAACCGGACTGTATTTTTGTAGTATACTAAAATAGATTTTTATAACAAGACTTATTGTTTTTATGAAATATGGCAGAAAATAAAGTTTCGAACCAGTTATTTACTGAAATGTTCAGGCCAAGGAGTATCGCAGAATGCATTCTTTGTCCGAGAGTCAAGCAAGAACTTGAGAAAGGTGTTCATAATTCCATTCTTATGTACGGCACCGCCGGAATCGGAAAGACGTCTTTGACAAGACTGCTGGTCCAGGGACATGAAGTTCTTGAAATCAATGCGTCACTTGAACGCGGCATTGATACGATTCGCGACGAGGTTGTGTCTTTTGCTTCAACAAGCCCGATTATAACAGGAGCTGATACGTTCAAGATTATCCAACTTGAAGAGTGCGACAATTTGACGCTTGACGCATGGAAGTCTTTGCGTTCTGTGATGGAGAAGTATTACAAGAACGTGCGGTTTGTTGCTAATTGCAATTATGTAGAGAAAATTCCGGAGCCTATCCAGTCAAGGTTCAATATGATATGCCTGAATCCGATAAATCAGGAAGAGACTGAATATCTTTTTAAGGAATATGTTTCAAGAGTGGGATATATTCTTTCGAAGATGAACATAACGTTCACGGATGATACTCTTAAAGAGTTTGTCAAGAAGTCGTTCCCTGATATGCGTTCTATTGTCAAGAACATCCAGCAGATGCATGTCCGTAAGGTTGCAGAACTTTCGACTGATATGCTGCGTGCTTCTTATGACTGTTCTCCGCTCTTTCAGTTGATATTGTCCGCTCCGAACCCGTGGGACAACTACAAGAAACTTGCATCGGAATGGGGAAACAATCCGGAAGAAGCGATTATCAATATTGCAGAGAATTTCGTGTCGTATGTTCATGATGCGAATTTGAATCTGGATTCAAAGATTCCGGAGTTCATCATTACAGTTGCAGAGCATCAGAATATGTTGTCTACTGCTATCGACAAGTTTATAGTTCTTGCTTCTCTTGTTTTTAAGTTACAGATGATAGTGAACCGTAAATGAATTCGTTTGGACGATGAGTACATACACGACAAGAATCATAGAAATAAAGATTTTGGAGAGCAAAGGGTACCTGAACGACATCAATGTGTTTCCGGAAGGAATACAGAACGGAGATATATATTCGCTTCCGTATAATCTTAGGACGGATGACAAGAAATATTGTAAGTTTGTTGATGGCAGTTGGGAGTATCTTGAATCATGCCCGTCGCATTGGGAGCTGGTCGAGGCATATGTTCCGCGCGGACCGAGAAAGAAACAGCAGACTGTTCTTGTAGATGAGTATGATGAGAATCTGAAGCCGACCGGACGAAAAGTCGAACAGCCGGTCGGGCCGATGGATACGAATGCATATTTGTTCAAGGACGAAAGCGGCAATGACAGATGGTTCAAGATTGAGAGCGAATGGTATAACAATGGCGGCTTTGTTCGGGATGATTACATATCCAAGTTCAATGACAGCAAGATAAAAGAACGTGGACTTCCTGAGAATCTGTCCGATAAGACAAAAGAATTGCTTGATAAGTCAGAAGCCCACAAATACGGTTATTCGTTCACTTGGTGTACTTTGCAAGAGTGGTATGACATTTATGATGAAAAAGAAGCGGAGATTCTAAAGAAACTGGAAGATTTGTTCATAAAGAAGCATCTGTTGTCTTCGGATAAGAAACTGGATTTCATCATAAAGAATCTTGGAAAGAACCCGTCTGACAAAGAAAGAAAGAAGGTTCTTTCTACAAAAGGAAAGAATGAAGATAAAGATGAATACGATTTCGATGAAGAGTTGTCGTATATCAAAGAAGAAGAACTTCCGGTTCTGTGGGCAATCGGTTACGAAATCGGAAGAATAGAATCTTTTGTAGATATGTACGATGAACTTGGAAACAGTTCAAATGTCAGAATAATCTATTATCTGTCTTAAAAAATAAAAAAAGATGGCTTGGAGCAAATTTCAAAATGACATATTCGACTATGCATTAAACAATAACGGTTCTTTCACGATAAAAGCGGTTGCCGGAAGCGGAAAGACGACGACGCTTGTCGAGACGGCTAAAAGAATCAGCAATTCGAATCCGAAATTGAAGATTCTTTTTCTTGCGTTCAATAAGATGATTGTAGACAAGTTGAAGGAAGAGACTGCAGGAATGAACATAAACTGCAAGACCTTGCACGGTTTCGGGATGTCTGCATTGTGCAAGTCCGGGTTGAAGTTCAAGTTGAACGAGAAGAAGTGGGCGACTTATATGAACAAGAAAGTGTTTACTTTGCTTGGCGCTGCATATCATCCGCTCGGAAAGAAAGACATCTTGCCGTACAAGTTGAATTGCCTGAAGTTGTTTGATATGTGCAGAATCAATCTTGTCAAGTCTGGAGACTTTGAACGCATTCAGGAGATTGCCGGAACATATGGAATCGTTGGCATAGCAAATGAAGTTCAGGCTGTTTCAAAGATGTTGAAACTGTCGACAAATCTGGTTATGTTCAAGTCAAAGGAAGGATTCGAGATTGACTATATCGACATGATTACGCTTCCGCTGACAGAGACATATAGACGGTTTGTTAACAAATACGACATTGTCTTTATTGACGAAGCGCAGGACTTGAGTCTTGTACAGCAGGAGTTGATGCAGCTTGCAGTTGCTCCGAACGGAAAGTTCATATCGGCAGGAGATCCTGCACAGTCGATAACTGCATTTGCAGGGACTCTGATGAATTCTTATGACAGGCTTGCAAAACTTGCAGGGAAAGAGCTTCCGCTTTCTGTCAATTATAGATGCGGAAGATCGATTGTCGAATTGGCACAGACTATCGTTCCTGAGATAACTGCTTGTGAAACGGCGGTTGATGGACAGATTATTCATCAGAAAGACTTGAAGAATGCTCAATACGGAGATATGGTCATTTGCAGAAAGACGGCTCCGCTTATCGAGCTTGTCCTTAAGTACATGATAGACGGAAACAAGACTGCATTTGTCAAGGGAAACGATATTGCCGAAGATATACGGAACCTGATTATGAAAGTCGATGGAGATGACAACAGTTTCGGTCTCCA